GGTTGTGCCAATTTATGCCTACATTTTTTAAACAATCCTAATGTGCCAGCAGGTTATTTTGCGCCCACTTATTCACAGATTCGAGATATTTTTTACCCAACAATCGAGGAAGTAGCAGAGGATTGGGGTTTAGAATGTGATGTGCAAGTGAGTCATAAAGAAGTCCATTTGTCGCTTAACGGTGAACGCATAGGAACTATTATTTGTCGGAGTATGGATAAACCTGCAACAATTATCGGGTTTAAAATTGGCCATGCTTTAGTCGATGAATTAGACACCATGCCGACAGACAAGGCGCGTCATGCTTGGCGTAAAATCATAGCGCGTATGAGATATAAAGCCGATGGATTGCGTAATGGTATTGATGTAACAACAACGCCAGAGGGTTTTAAATTTGTGCATGAGCAATTTGTAAAGCTGCCAAACATTAAACCCGAATTAAAAGAAAACTATGCAGTCATTCACGCGTCAACATACGACAATGAAGCTAATTTACCTGATGATTACATAAACTCATTACGCGAGTCATACCCACCTGAATTGATTGATGCGTACCTAAACGGCCAGTTTTGTAACTTAACAAGCGGCACGATTTACACTAGCTACGATAGAAAACGCTGCAACAGCAACGAGACAATAAAAGAGCGTGAGCCGTTATTCATTGGCCAAGACTTTAACGTTGGTGCAATGGCCTCAACAGTTTATGTAAAACGCCTTAATGGTTGGCACGCTGTTGACCAACTCACAGGCATTTATGATACACCTGAGTTATGTAAGATTTTAAAAGAGCGTTATGCAGGACACAAGATAACAATTTACCCTGATGCAAGCGGCAATAGTCGCAAAACAATCAACGCAAGCGAGAGCGATATATCACTACTAAGACAAGCAGGGTTTGTTATTAAGGTGCGAGACTCTAACCCGTTTGTTAAAGACCGTATTTTAGCAGTCAATGGCGCATTAGCTAACGGCAAAATGTGGGTTAATGCGTCAAAATGCCCCGATGTTGTAGCGTGTTTAGAACAACAAGCGTATGATAAAAACGGAGAGCCTGACAAGAAAAGCGGCTTTGACCATCAAAACGATGCAACAGGTTATCCCATTGTTTATGAGATGCCAGTCAGACGACCAAGCGCGAGCGGTATCAATATGAGTGGATTCTAAATGCTAACGATAGATAGTTCACTACGCCATGAATTGACAGTGTCAAGATTAGTCACAGGCATCGTACAGTCACGCATTATGCCCGCGTATTTTGATTTATCGAAAGCAGTTAAAACAGCGTTAGCAGACTATGAACCCACGATGAACCGTAAAGACTTTGATGTTTTACGCCGTCAAGTCTCGCTGATGGTTGCTGAAAAGATGAATGCTATGTGGGAGGGTACAACAAACGACCTTTTCGACTTGGCAAAGTATGAATCTAGTCATGTAGTCGGTGAGTTATCAGGTGCAACGGCTGTTAGTGAAGCGGCTATTACAAAAGCGGTTAATGCGCCGATGGTTTTGGCTGGTGCGGTGTCTCAGGTCGGTACATGGCGCGAATATATCGCAGGTGCAACAAACAGCACACAAGCGCGTATTATTGATAACACAATTAGAGCAGGGTACGAATCAGGCGCAACAGTGCAAGAGATGACTAAGCGGCTTGTTGGCACTAAAGCAAATGGTTATTTAGATGGGTTAATCACTAACACAGGGGCGCGTGAAGCTGAGGCGTTAGTGCGTACAGGTGCTAATCACTATGCAAACAAAGCGCGTGATGTGGCAGCACAAGCAAATGCCGATTTGATACAAGGGCGTATCTTTTTAGCAACATTCGACAATCGCACGACTTTAACGTGTAGGCATTTTGGGCAATTACAAAAGATTTATGCACTTGATGACCCTGCTACACCTATACCGCCATTACATTTTAATTGTCGCAGTGTTTTGACGTTAGTACCGATAGGCTTTGACCCATTCGCAGGGACAAAAGCGAGTGTGGGTGGTCAGGATGGCCAAGCCGCAGAGGATGCGTTTACCAAAAAGTCTGATAGACTAGACACAAGACGCGACAAAGCAGCAGAACAACGCGCACAAGGACAAGATGCGAAAGATGTACCGTCAAAAGTCACTTATACAGGGCGTAAAGATTCTGCTATATTTAAAGCAGGTCAGATTGATGCTAAGACAAGTATGGACACATGGATGCGCCAACAGCCTGATTGGTTTATTGAGTCGTCACTAGGCAAAACACGCGCTAAACTATTCAAAGAAGGTGGATTGTCGATTGATAAATTTACCGACATGAATGGACGGCCTTTAACGTTGAAAGAAATGAAAGCACTTGATGATTATGATGCGGCTTTTAGGAAAGCGAAACTATGACAAAGCACACAGCGCACACAAACTACATAGCGGCACAAGATGAGCTATTGCTCATTCGTAAGTTTATCGAGGGCGAGGCGGCCGTAAAGCGTGAAGGCGTTAAGTTTTTGCCACACCCTAACCAACTTGAATGTAATACACCTGAGCAAATTAGACGCTATGAAGCGTACAAGATGGGTGCTGAGGTTGAAGACTTCCCAAGTCGTACTTTAAACGATTTGTTAGGCGCAATGAACCGCCACCCTGCTAAAGTTAATTTACCTGATGGCTTAAGCTATTTGATTGATGATAGCGATGGTGATTGGCTTAGCTTGCAAGCATCTATTGAGATTACAGCAAGCAACTGCTTACAAGTTGGCTATCATATTTTACTTGCTGAGTATGACCAATTACCAAGCGGACTTGATGTTGAATTATCCGTTGCTGACAAAGCGGCACTAAACCAACGCGCAAGCATTAAACACTATACACGAGAGTCATTAAAAGATTGGGCGTTTGGCAAAGTAAACGGACGCTTAACATTTACCTATATGCGCTTAGAATCTGACGAAATACGCAAAGACGAAAACGGTACAAATGTTAATGTTACTGTGTGCTTAGAATTGGGCATTGATGAATCAGGCTACTGGCAAGAATTAGAAGTGTATAACGGTCAAGCATCTATTCAAAAAGAAGAACGCATTTATCCACAAGCGATGGGTAAAAGCCTAACTTATATACCTGTTGAAGTGGTGCAGACTGAGCGTAAACTTGCAGGAACATTACAGCTTGAAGGTGGTTATCTTGCGCCATTGTGTCACAAAGCACACGCACGGTATCAAGTAAGTGCAGACTTAAAAGAGCGTTTACGCATTTTACAAGATACGAGTTATTCTAGTGGTTGGGACGAAAGCAAAAAAGAAGAGTTTGATACGATAAACGGACGCAAATACTTCGCGTTTGGTGCAGGTGTTCATAACTTTTTACCCGATGGCGTGAGTATGGATATTCTTAAACTCACAGCCGATGGGGACGCGCTATTCCGCTACATGGAAGAAAATGCGAAACAGATTCGCGCTATTGGTGGACGTTTTGACACACAAGACAAGAGCCAAGAAACGCTAGGCGAGGTTGAGATTAAAGACGCGAATGAGAAAAGCGTTTTAACGATGCTAACTAATAACATTGAGCGTGCTTATAAAAATATCATTGCTTATTGTGGTGAGTTTGAGGGCTTGGCATTGATGCCGTCAGATGTTGATTTAGTATTGAATCGTGAGTTTACATCTACGAAACTAACGCCCGATGAAGTGCGGGCAATTCGTGAGTTAGTTATGGACAGGCTAATGACTCCTCAAATGGCTATTGAAAAGCTCATAGCAGGGGGGTATCTTAGCGGAGAGGCTGAGGATATTATCAGTATGATAGAGAGTATGCCCTTGCCTGTGGCAGTAAATGGCGTACAATAACCACACAATCAAAGGTTTTGATTATGATTGAAGTTCAAAGTTTAGACGATGTACCCGAAAAGTTTAGAGCTGATTATGTTGAGGTCGAAAAAGACGGCAATAAAATCTATCAGCATAAAGATTTTGCTACGGTCATCGGTGCGATGAAACGCAAGGGCGAAGAGCGCGATACATTAGCCAGTGAGTTAAAAGGCTATAAGTCGAAAGAAGCAGAGCGAGCAGCCGAAGCCGAACGAAAGGCACTAGAAAAGTTAAAAGCCGAAGGTAAAATTGATGAAATTTTAGCAGACAGCGAAAAGCGACACGGGGAAACGATTAAACAGTACGAAGAAAGAATCGCTAAACGTGATGCTATTGTAATCAAAAAAGCGCGTGATGCTGTTGTTAATGAATTATCAGCACTTGCTACCGATGCAGGGGCTAAAGCGTTTAAAAAATTGATTTCTGACAGGGTAAGTTATGACCCTGAAACAGATAAATACACGTTTACAGACGAAGACGGCGGTGCTACTTCGTTAGATTTGGCAGGTTTTAAAGCTGATATTTTAAAATCAGACACCTATGCCGCAATGCTAAAAGCCACTGTTTCAAGCGGTGGTCATGGCAAAAATGCTTTAAATGGTGGCGGTGCTGCTAAAACGATTACACGCGCTCAATTTGACGCGATGAATCCAAACCAAAGAGCCGAACATTTTAAAAATGGCGGCACAATCACTAGCTAAGAGGTTTTATTATTATGTCTAACACATTAACAGGCTTAATCCCTGATTTATACGCGGCTCTTGATGTTGTTTCTCGTGAGTTAATCGGCTTTATTCCTGCCGTTACTACAGACGCTCAAGTTAATCGTGCAGCCGTTGGTCAAAACGTCACTGTAGCTGTTGCACCATCTAGCAATAGCTTGGTAGATACTACTCCAGCGATGTCTGTACCAAGTGCAGCCGACCAAACTATCGGCAGCGTAAGCGTGCAGATTACAAAATCTAAAGCTGTACCGTTTTCGTGGGAAGGTAACGAACAAGTCGGCTTAAATAGCGGTGCAGGTTATTTGACCATCCGTGCTAACCAAATCGCTCAAGCCATGCGTACGCTTGCTAATGCTGTTGAGGTTGACTTAGCTGCATTGTACGCAACCACTAGCCGCGCAGCAGGTACTGTAGGCACTGTGCCATTTATCACTAATACAGCCGCTCTTAGTGCAGCACGTAAAATCTTGGTTGATAATGGCGCACCAACAAGTGACTTGCAATTAGTTATTGATACAAACGCGGGTGCTAACTTGCATACGTTGTACAATATCAATTCTGCCCGTGATACTGCTAATCAATCTCTTGCACAACAAGGCGTGTTGGCTATGCCTAGTGGTGTATCGATTCGTGAATCTGCACAGATTTACAACCCGACAAGCGGCACAGCATCGGGAGCAACAACTGATAACGCAGGTTATGCTGTTGGTGCAACAACAATTACCCTCGCAAGTGCAGGTACTGGCACTATTTTAGCTGGCGACGTTATCACTTTTGCAGGTGATACTAATCAGTATAACGTGGTAAGTGGTGACGCTGACGTAAGTAACGGTGGTACTATTACTTTGGCCGCACCTGGTTTGCGTAAAGCAATGAGCGCGGCTACTAAAGCCATTACCGTGTTAGCTACTTCGCCTCGTAACATGGCGTTTAGCCGTAGCGCGATCGTGTTGGCAACCCGTATGCCTGCGCGTCCACAGGAAGGTGATATGGCTATTGATGTAATGACTATTCAAGACCCACGTAGTGGTTTGGCGTTTGAGGTTTCGATGTATCCAGGCTATCGTAAAGTACGTTATGAGATTGCTTTGGCTTGGGGTGTTAAAAACATCAAACCTGAGCATACAGCAACATTGCTTGGTTAATCGACCAAAGGGGCTTAACCGCCCCTTTTTACTTTGTGATTGTTTTGGATTGATATAAAACATGACAGTAACAATAGGCTATACAACAGACGATGATTTTATTGCATTTGCTTTAGCGCGTGGCGTAACTGTTACCACACCTAATGCCGCCATTGCATTGACTAAAGCAATGGATTACATGGAAACCAAGCAATACAAAGGCTATAAAACAGATGATAAGCAAGTGCTAGACTGGCCACGTCAATACGTATATGTTGATAATGTGCTGTTAGATAGTGCCACAGTACCGAGCGGTATTGTTAAAGCACAGCACGTTATCGCGTTATCTATTGCCAACGGTTACGACCCACTGGCTACAATAGAGAGAGCCGTAAAACGTGAGAAAGTGGACGTATTAGAAGTCGAGTATCAACCAAACGCATCATCTAGTCCTATTCTACGCTCAATTAACGCTGCCTTATCTGATTATGTAGCAAGTGCAACAAGTGTTATGAGGTCATTGTAATGGCTATCAATTACGCTAATTTAGCGGCATTAGCAGAGCGTCTAATACGCGAAAACGGGCGTGATGCTTTGTTGGTTACAGAGACTAATACAGGCACAGACTATCAGCCAACAATTAGCCAAACAAGCACAACAATTAAACTTGTGCAAAGCTCATTTACAAGCAATGATAACAATGATTTTGTATTACAAGTACATGATGTTAAATTATTGGTGTCTAG